GCTGGTTGATAGGCTGCTGGCAAGTTGCTGTTGATGATCTCACCATCAGGATACAGTCTGCCCACTTGTGGATTAGGATCAATGAATGGCAAGCGTTCTTTTTCTTCGCCCATCATTTCAAGAATATGTTCATCAATCACACGCAATACCACAGGATCAGTTGCGGCTGACTTGGCACTGGCCAACTGTGCAAATTCACGTTGTTGATCACGGATGCTGAAACTCTCTGGATAGTCAATTTCACCCAGCCACTCACGGCCTTGATACATTCCAAACAAACGCCACATTTGTTCTTCAGCCAACTCCATGTTAGAAGCCTTTTCACTTAGTTTGGCATTAAGCAATTGGAATTCTGTTTCCATGGCAACACCTGACATTGTTTTACTCACAGTGCTTCTAACGCCACCTGTGAAACTGATGCGGTCAATGGCATCAACTAACTTGTCAATGGTTGTGTGAATGTTTGAGACACCTGAGGTGCCGTGTTCTAGGTAGTAGGGATTAAGTCCTGCGTCACTGCCTTCTTGCAACTGTATGATAGCACCAGCACCACTGCCTAGTTGTGCAGTTGGAGGAACTACCAATGAGGGATGTCCATCCATTCTAATGCTTTGTTCATTTTCACTGGTCAAGTTGTAGATCAAACGCTGAATGTCTGCAATGTCAGTGATGTCACTGATTCCAATGTCCTTGGTAATGCCACGTTGGTTATAGACTAGAACTGCTGGAATCAAGCCCAACTGATTGACTTCTTCAGTTTCAAGGCTGGCTTCTTGCTTGTAATCATCAAGATGATATGTTCTAATGGTGTCACGTGTCCATTCTTTTACAACGGTGATCTTGTCAATTACTTCTTCAACATACTTGAAATAGGACAATACATAACGGCCACTGGCTTCACGTTCCCAACGCCAGTCTGAAACTACCAATGGTGTTAGCAAATTCACATAGGGGCGAACACCCATTTCTAACTCTTGTGCCACAGTGGTTGCACCTAGATTAGGCTTGGTCATAATGATCCAACTGTGACCAAATACTGAGGCCCATATGCTTACTTGTTTCATAAACATATCTAGGTCGCGTCCTTCCATGTCGCAGTCTTCTAAGAATGATTCTACGTCTGCTTGTCCTGCCCAATCATAGAACTCACGCTGTGGTTGTTCACGGAATAAGAAACTGATGTAGGTTTGGATAACGCTCATGCTGTGGTTATCCAGGGGAGTGTTTAGGCATCGTGCGTTGTATTCACCTTCTGTTTCTAATACATAACGAGTAAGGTATGCACCCTGACGATATTCATCGCCACCAGTGTAGGAGTTTAGTAAGAATTCCCAACGATCACGATTGCGTGTCCATAACCAATGCGTTGAACTTAACGCTCTATAATCATCTAATAATTCTTGTTGTGCCATTGTTATTTCCTATTTTGTGAGTCCATTGACCTGCAGGTAATGGAGTTAGTGGTTGTCTTATAGGGAACAAGAAATCAACCATGTATCTCAGTGCGTCATTCATGTGATCAAAGCCACTGTCCTTGTCTGGTATGCTGGTGCCTTCTTTGTAGACATGCTTTTCCAGACACTCAATCAAGTATTTACACTTGGGGTCAATATACAGGCTAGTTATGCCACTTGAACTGCGTAATTTGGCATTGACAGCATTGACACCATCTCTAACAGGATTGTGCCTACTTGGTGCCTTTACTTGGAAACCTGCTGTTCTAAGGATAGTATGGTCTGTTCTATTTCCTGCTGATGTTTTGCGTGCCGCACCTGCTGGATCTGGATAACATATAATATTTTTCGCAGGGTAGCGAGTCTTAATTTCTTGAACCATTTCATCTGTATTACTCCCGTATATTTTAATCTCGTCTATGATCCACATGGTGTCGCCAACCTTGTAGCCTACCACTGCTGTGATGGGATCAATGTTAAAGTCCATGCCAATGTGAATGTCCAGCATGGGTCTGTTTAATTCTTGCCAGGGTTGAACGTTATACTTACGATCAAAACTGTAGAACACACGACCTGTGAATGTTTCAAAACTTGCAAGGTATTCTTGACGAAACACTTTCTCATCCAGTGTTCTACGTGCGGCTTCTACTTCTTCAGGTAGAACATTGCCCCCATCTATGGTAGTGTATTGAAAACTGCACCACTCATCAGGGAAGTCTAGGGCCATGGTGTATAGATCATGTCCTAGTCCGCCTAGACCTTTTGGTGTGCCTATGAACAAGGCTTTGCCCATCTTGTCACTCAGTGTGGGACGCAGTGTTTCATACCATGCTTCAGGACTTACGTCAGCAAATTCGTCAATGACTAGAAAGTCTAGGCCTATACCACGTAGGCTGTCATAGTTGTCAGCACCTTTAAGTGATATGGTGCTGCCATTCTTAAGTTCAATGCTGAGTTCTGTTTCATTGATCTTCTTGGCCCACTTGAGATCAATGAGTTTGTTGCGTAGTTTCTTCCACGTGATCATTTTAGCCTGGCGGTATGTGGGGGCAATATACCACACAGTCCTGTCAGGTTCTTTGGCGTTGAAGCAGAGTTCTCTAATGCTTAAATGAGTCTTGCCAAATCGTCGTCCTGCAATTACAACTTTGAAACGTTGGTTTGCATCTACAATACTCTGCTGTGCTAGACTAAGCGGCACGTAGAATAACCTCTTGATGTTTAGGTCCCATGGCCTCACCAGTGTAGCCCAATGTGGCACTTGTGGGCGTTTCTTCAGGCCAATACTGCACATTGTAGAATGAGAAGCCCTTGTCTGTGGCACGTATTTGATGCCAACATCCTAATGGTAGAACAGGTTGAACTTGATCAATGTCCTCATCCTCTAGGGCAGTCCAAGGTGGATTCTCATCTAAGGCTACGCCCCTGCGTCCTAACATCTTTCCACCGTTAAAGATAGTAACACTATCAAAACAGTGAGTATGCTTGGGTGTTTCCCAATTAGGTTTGGCCATGTAAAGTTCAACCTGAAAACCATTGCGGCGAAACACTGGGAAACTTAGTGTGTAGTCTGTTTCAATCACAGTGCCGTTTTCTGGAGGCATGTAGGGCTTGCCTTCACCAATCCACCAATGTGCAAAATCTTCTAGGGTCATTCGTCGTCATTCCAAGGTAGAGGTGCATTGGCTTCACTGTCAAGTGGAACGTCACTCATGCCCAACAAGTTCTTGGCTAGGAATATCTGCACTGCCGCATTGTTATTTTGGCAAGCATTGTTCAGCATTGCTCTGCGTAGGCTAATCTTAACTGCTGACTTTGCTTTTGTCAGTTCAGCGGCGAAGTTTCTGCTTATGGCATCTTCAGTGACCCCAAACCAGTCTGCAATTTCTGTGGTCCTGCAACCCAAGGCCGCTAGTTTATAAACTTCTTCAGGTGGAACTATCTTCTTATCTCTGCCCACTGGTAATCCCAACACTGTCTTTTCAGTTAGTTGTTTGGGCTTTGGACCTGTCTTACCTTTAGTGGTGGGATTATCTGGTGTGTTGTCTTCCATACCAGTATTTACCAGCCGTAAAAAAAGCCCCGTATTAAAGGGGCTTAAACCTCCTCTTAATGGGAGTTTTATTTTATGTAACCAAGTGTATGACCATTGCGGTCTGTGATGCGATACTTGGTTGATTTGTAGCCGCAGTAGTAGGGCAGTGTATAATTAACGGGCTTGCCTTTGTATTGACAAGCGTCTGTGGTGTCATAGTGATTGGCCACTGTTTCAAATGCATCACTGCCTGGACCAAATCCAAATAGACAAGCGTGTGTGCATTTACTGGCACATCCACCAAGGGCTAGGCTAGATAGCAGTATTAGTAGGTATTTCATCTAGTATCCATTTGTGCAGAAATGTATCGTTCAACCATTTGTTCAATAGTATCGCGATCTCCAATTACATATTCTCCATCTGGATCTTCTTCAAATTCTTTATCAAGAGAATTGATTTTTTCTTCATAGTCATCCATTTCATCATTAAAATAATGACCTGCTAATTGACGAATTATCGTTACTTCATAAGTGTATTTGTTCATTTATTAGCCCAACGTGCAGTATTTGCATTGGCAACATTTTCTAATTGCCCCAGATACTTGATGCGGTCTTCTAAATATAACAGAGTGTTGGTAATCTCATCCAGAATAGGCCAGACTTCAGTCCAACATTCTGTTAGTGGTTTATTGAGATTATACTTGCGTGCCAACTTCTTAATGTGAGCCTCACATTCATCTGCTGTGAACTCGTTGGCTTGTTCTAGGGTTAGGAACATTCTGCGGCCTCTTTCATATTGGCAAAATGCCATTGATTATACTTGGCACCTGTCCAAGTCATAATCTCTTCAATGTCTGCGTTGTTGTCAGCAATCCATTGATCTACTAGTTGTTGAGTGCAGGCAATATGCGGCACGGTCATTGCACGATAATGTTCTTTAACTGTAGAAAAATCTGGACGAGTTAGAAATGCACGAATCCAATGCTTGGAATAAGCAATGCTGTTCTCAGGAGGTGTAAGCACTACTTCAGTCATTGACTTTTTGCAATACTGATTAACTTCATAGAACTCTTTCCAACCATTAGTGTTGGTAAGTTCTTGGGCTACAATACGATCAACACCTACATCTAAATTACGGAACATCAACTTGCGTTGTCCTTTACGGGGTCCGCTTTTATAGCGACGATCTTCTGCTACCAATTCTGGCATACAATCAGCGAAGGCATAAATCAATTCTTGATAATCATTTGTGTAATTTTCTTGTAAATGCTTGAACAATGTTGGTGTGCCTTTGCGGGCTTTACCAATTAGAGTCTGCATCTGCTCTGCTGTAAAGTAGGTGTAAATATCCATTTTACTCTTTCTGTGTGTTATAGACTCTGCAATATCGCTGTCTATGTGTTTATTATACGCTGGTTCTGAAACTTTGTCAAGAAGTAGTTTTACCAATTTATTTTATAGATAGTTGCGAGTGCCAAAAAA